GATCAGCTGGGAAGCGGTTGGCTCAAACCCATCGGTCCATGCACTGACGGCAGAGCCATCGGCGGCTGGGTTGTTATAGACGGTGTGCAGACCAGGGGCCAGCACGATGCACACGCAGTCAACGTGCGCCATGGGGTCATTGATGTACCAGTTCTTGCTGGTGATGATCGCCGCTTCAATGACGGCCCTATTGATCGTCTTGTACGGAGCGTGTCTGGTGTAACCACAGGTCAGCCGCTGATTCTCCAGCCGCTTGAGTTTTTGCGCGACGATCTGCTCAGTCGTACCAGTTGCTTCTTTTGTGTTGTACGAACCTGCAGCGAATGTATCCCGACCGATATATGGGTTGACGTACAGAACGAACGGAGCCGTCAGCGGATCGGTGGATTCACTGCTGCCGGGGGCGATATTGGCGTTGCCGATCAGCTGGCGCAGGCCATCAAGCGCGGCGCTGAGCTGCTCCTTGGCGGTCGCCTGGCTGCCGGCCAGTGGCCAGGAGCCAGATTCTCCGGCTTTTTTGACGATTGCCACACGTAACCGGCCGAGTTCCTGGCTCAGGCTATGGACGCGATCTTTGGCCCTAGCCCATCCTCAGTTGCGTCTCGCCCAACACCAGGAAGGCAGCACTGCCGGTGATGAGATCCGTCGCCTCGGTTGATACCCCAGTGCGAGCCAGTAGCAGGTCAGCCTCATACCAAAGCGAACCGCCGATGTACGTCGAGTCGCCGGGTCGATCCCGGCACATGTAGAACCGAGCGCGGGTCTTGCAGCCCTTGTCCAACATCATCACCAGCCGTAGCAGGGCGGTGCTGTCCTGGTAGCCACTGCGGTAGGTCCGGTCGATGTCGAACTGCAACGTTCCACTGCCACGCACTAACGCCTTCACGCTGTCCCCGTGGCCCTCGGACAGCGCCGTGGTGTCTTGCGTGTTCCCTTCCTGATCCAGCGTCCACTTCGCCAGCTGAGCCTGCAGTTTCCAGCCGATCAGATCGGGCGATGCCGCAGCATCGGGGATGGTGGTGAGCTCCTCCGCCGGCTGCTCAGGCTTCGCCAGTGGCAGCAGGCTGAGCACGGTCTGAGCCAGCCCCAGCAGTGCCGTCTGGAATGCTGCTGCAGCCTGGTAAGGCGCGATCACCACGGCGCCGAACGCCACGCCGATCAATGGCAACCGGCCGGTGGTGGCACTGTTCACGGCACCGATCTCAGAGTCGTAGAACGACAGCCGGCCCAATGTGTCGCGACCGACGTAGCAGCTCAGCTGGGTGGTGAGGCCGGTTGTGGCGCTTGATTCCCAGAACGGCGCCGAGTCACTCGCCGCCCAGTAGGGGCCTGTGTCGCCGGTGCGGTGTGCAGTTGCCGGTCCGGCGATTCCCTGCCCGCCCCAGTGGCGGTGGCCGTCTGGGCAGTCAGCGAAGCCGTCAGCGTTGGAATCGATCGGCAGACCCCGTGCGCAGGTCAACAGCACCCGATCACCAGGCCAGTATCCCGGCTCGCTCAACCACAACTTGCCAGAGTCGAAGCGGGCATCAGTGATCACCGTCAGCGGTGGCGCCTCCCGACTGAGCTCCAGGACGCCACCAGCTCCGAGCAATGACATCAGACGGTGCCAGCGATTTCGTTGAACGTCATCGACACCGGCACTTGCACGATGTCACCCACAGAAACAGACAGTCCGACCTGACCGAACAACACAGAACCGCCAATGTTGCGGTCGATCAGGATTAGCTGCAGATCGTGCTCGGCGTCGGTGGCGGTGAGCGACTGCTGCAGTATCGCGCTGCAGGCGCTGCTGCGGTCGTACTGCAGCGTGCAGGAGCCGGAATACGACCGGAGCCCATAAACATAGGTGCGCGAATCTTGGCCAAGGGCCGTGTCTTCGTTGAGGTCACTGGTGAGCGACAGGCTCACATCGCGGACCTTGGCGACGGCAACGCCATCAAGCCGCAGTTCAGCATCTCGGCTTGTCAGAACGGCCATCACTGCCTAAACCATTGACTCAGGCTACGCAGCAATTGCCCTGAGCTGAACCGAAATGTTCACCCGGCCGGCCAGGTCGCGATCCTGCGATCGGGCCGGCTTCTGGTCTGGGATGAAGCGCCACTGGAGCCCAGGCAACACCGGTGCCGCATCAGGGGCCCAGACCTCTGGGGGCAGGATCAACTCCACCATCCCGCAGCGGCTGTCAAGCCAGGCGGCTTCGATCAGATCCCAGTCGGCCACGGGCCTGGCATCAAACCGGAGCGTCACGGCTGCATCTACTGCCAGGCTCCCCCGCTGCCGCCGGAATGTGGCACCAGCCACGGACCTTGATTCAGCGACCGGCACGGCCGGCGGCTCATACTCCCGGCTAGCAGGGCGGATCGCGGGGAAGGCAACGCTCACGAAATCACCACCGTGTGCAGGTCTGATTTGCCCAGTCTGTTGACGCGATAGCTGCCGGTCGCTGTGCCGGTCAGATCAATCGCTGTGCCACCTGGCGTTGCCGCCACGGTGAAGGCGTTGGCGGTCAATCCGGTAGACCTGACGTAGTAAGCCGTGCGCTCAAGCAGGCCGGTGGGCAGTGTGCCGGTGGTGGTGGCAAAGGTGACTTCATCGTCAGCCGCCAAGCCATGGGCTGTGGCGGTGGCGGCATCGGTGGTGGTGCTGAACGTGACAGGGAGATCAACGGCGCGATCCGTTGCAGAGAAGCTGCTGACCCGGCACTGCAACTTGTAGGTGCCAGTGCCGCTGAATGTCACCGTCGGGGACTGGGCATTCGTGGCGCTGAATGTCACGGACCTGGACGTAACCCCCGATGGAAGCACTATTACCGGCACCGACCACGAGTAGACCAGATCGGTGGCAGTGCCAGAGATCGTGGCGGAATAGGTGGATGACGGGGCACCGGTGCCGGTGGTGTTGCCCGAAATCGTCACCGTGCCGATTGTTGTGGTCCCGCTGGCAGACAGCGCGGCGATTGCCTGCGCGCCGGTGATCGTGACCCCTCCGCGAGTGACGGCACAGCTCGCCACCTTGGCCCCGGTGCTGGTGGCGGTGATCGCGGTGATCGCTGCGGTGGGGCTTCCGAACGTCAAGCCCGCGCCGCTCCAGCTGTAGGTGTAACCGGTGCCGGTGCCAGACACCACCGCTGAGTAGCTGCTGGCCACTCCCACGGTCAGGCTGCTGGAGCCAACGATGGTGACCCCGGTAAAGCTGGCGGTGATGGTGCCAGGGGCATCGGTGGTCCCGATGGCTCCCTCGATAGTCCAGTTGCCCGTCACATCCCAGCCCGCTGAGACTGCGCTGTAACCGCTGGCATCAGTTGGCCAGTGGAGCGCGGTCACGTTGATGTTGCCCTCTTCGTTGAAGCCCATCGATTGGACTTTGTAGGTCTGTTCTTTTGCCGCCAACTCGGCAATCGTGAACACCGCCTGGGGCTGACCAACAGCCTTGCCGCCCGAGATCGTGATCGTCGTCTCCTGGATCTGGTTGGTGCCGTCCCAGAGCATCACCGGATAGGCACCATCGGCAACGGGGTCGCTGGCCAAGATGGTGCCATCAGCCAGGATCGCGCCATTGCGTGGCTTGGCATAGGAAACCGTCTCCATCGCCAGCCGGAAGCACCGGCCGGGGACGAGCGTGGCTTGCTGGGGGATGGTGGTCAGATCCACCTGATGGGTGGACAGCCGCTTGAGCCTGCACTTGAGCTTGGCCACATCAATGGCATGGCGCTCTGAGGTGCAGAAGTCGCTCATGTCGATCGATTCGATTGGCGCAGTTGCACTGGTGCCCGCCTCCCTGACCGTGACCTCACGGATCACGGGGAACAATCCCCGGTTGCTGCCATCCCCAACAGCCGCCCGCTCTTCCCGCCACTTCACGCTGACCCGGATCCGCTGCCGGTCCTGCTGGGGGAAATACGAGAGCTTGAAGGATCCCTCGACGATGTTGCCGCTGTTGAAGATGCCGGTGATCTGCTCGGGCTCATCAAACAGCACCGCCGGCTGGAGGTAGCTGACCCCATTGCGTGCGACCAAATCGAGCAGGAACAGGGCCGCCGTGTCGTTGCCCCATTGGCGGAAGTTCACCGGCTTGGGCAACGTGCCATCCCAGAAGTAGCGGCGGTTGCGGGTCCAGGTTGTGGAATAGGCGAACGATGCTGTGCCCACCTGGAGCGGGGAAAGGATCGAGCCGACCCCGTAGCGCTCATTTGTCAGGCCCGTCGCCAGTAGATCAGGGAATGAGTGAGAGGCAGCCATGGCCTGATTCACATAGGCCGAGAACTGGCCCAGCGTGGTTGCCTCTGAACCGCTGCGAATGTTGACGGCGACCAGCGCCAGGTTGTCGTAACTGGGGGTTGTCGGCGCGGTATCAATGACGTTGATGTAGACGATTTCATGCTCAGGGCTGCTGGTGCTGGCGCTGAACTCTTCGTAGACGAACTGCTCAGCCAACCGCCCCCAGCCGTCCACGATGTTGCTGTCATCGACATAGGGGATCCCAATATTGCCGGCGGCCGGGATGGTGCAGGGCATCTGAAACTTGGACTGCTGTCGGGGCAGGAAGCCGCCAGGGACGCGCACAACAGCAACCCCATCGGTCAGGGTCAGCAGACTGGAGAGCCTGGCGTCGATCACCACCAGGTCGCCCGTGGCGGTGCCGCTACGGATCTCCCATCCGCTCACTGGCTGATACTCCACCTCCCAGCGCTGACGGGATGGGAACTCAATCCGGTTGAACCAATACTGCTGCTGCTGCGTGGATCCAGCCACGCCCATCAACTGCGGGAACTGGGACCAAGCGGCCGAACTCCCAGCGATCCGATAGCGCAAACGCCAAAACGTGTATCGGGTTTCGATCTGCGTGATCGTTCCACTCTGGAACGACGTGGCATCAAGGATCTGGTTAGGCGCCAGCAGCTGCTTGTCGTAGATGTCACAGGCATTGAGGTCAATCTGGGTGTAGCTCAGGGCATCTTTGAGGTTGCAGAATCCCGAGACTCTGATGCCCACCGTCGACTTGCCGCCAATCTCGATCACCTGCGCAGGTTGTGGCACTGCAATGGTGGCCCTGGCCACTCGCATGATGTGAGGCGCATCGGATCCGCACTTGCCATTCCTGGTGCCAGGGAACTCGGTCGTTCCGGCCGTTACGATTGCAAAGGTGGCCGTGATCGATACTCCGCCGCCTACCGGCTGGCTTTGAACATCAGAACGGAAAATGTCATCCGATGGCGTGCGTGACTTGCAAACGGCCATGGCTGAGCCGATGCGGTAGCTCTCGCCCACGATGATTGAGTCGTCCCACTGACGCTGACGGCCAGCAACCGCCGAGGCGATGTCACCTTTTGGTTCCCTGTACTTACGGCTCTCGTAGTAGTCCTCGGCCGATGTCGCCTTGTCCAGCAGGTAGTCGACCTCATCCCCTACCTGCAGCGCGACTGCTGTGCCGGTGACAGTGATCGTTGCACCGGCGCGGCGATGCGCAGATAGGTATCCCCCGCTGTCGTTGTTGGCGTCATTCTTCATGCGCTGCACTACCGCTGACGGATCAGGGCTGCATTCGATCATCGAATAGCCGTCTTCCCGCTGGCTCTTTGTTGGGGCCTGAACGATGGATAGGGTCCGCGCTGGTCGCAGCACCGGGTTAAGCCTGAACCCGAGGCCATTGCCGATCGGGGCGTACAGGCCGAAGGTGGTCTGGCTGCTGGGGCTGTAGCTGTAACAGGTGGCCGGCACCCACTCGTTGTTCAGGCCCCGCACCTGGAAAACGTCGGCGGCGCCATTGGCCTCGGCATTGCCTGGGTCGTTGGCAGCAAGGCGGCCGGCGATGCGATCTGTGGCACGGATCCTGCCGCCGCCGGGGCGGTGATAGATGGTCACCCGTGCACTGGCATCACCAGCACTGCCCAGGTCGTAGCTGCTCAGCAGGTTCTCGCCAAACGCGAACTGGGTCGGGTCGATCCCAGTGATTGGCGCCTCTCCCAGTAGATAGACGGCCCGCAGCATCTGAGACCCGCCAAGACTGACCATCTGGGACCACAGCAACGGGCAGTTCACCCGAACCCCGCCATAGGTCACGCCATCAATGGTCTCGCGGTTGGCCCACACCACTGGCACCGTGGATCCCAGTTCGACAACATCTTGGCTGCTTGATATGCCCGCCTTGGGGGCGAACTCGGTGCGGTCAACCAGGCGCAAACCGCGCTGATCGTTCTGGCGAAGCTGGCCAGGCGTGCCGGGTCTGCTCTTGAGTCTGGGGGTGAGCAGGTAGGCGGCAGCAGTCAGGGCAATGTTGATCGCCACGGCGATCAGGATGGGGATGATCAGCAACGCCACCGGCCCCGATGTTGGCCGGGTCCGGCTCAGCTGCTCCTGCAGTTGCAGATACTCCAGGTATTCGGCTTCAGTGAACCCGACCGCTTCGATGATCTGGTGATCAATCGGCAGCAGCAACCTGGCGTGGCGTTTCCCTAACATCAGAACCTCACATCTGCACTTGGCGGCAGGGCGCCGACCATCGCTTGCGTCAACACTCGCCGGGGCCAGTCGCCACCGATCGCATCCAATGGGCTGCCCAGCATCACGCTCACTTGCTGCTCGTCATGACTGAACCCCGTCACAGCGTAGGTGTCGATCATTTGCACAGCGGTCTCATTCAACGTGGCGGGATCCAGCCAGACCGTGCGCACCTTGGCGACCCATAAATCATCTGCTGCTTGCTTCCAGATGTTCAGGCCCAGCACGTTGGCCTGAAACACCAGCAGCGCCTCTGCATTTGGAAAGCCCAAGTCCACCGTGGCGCCGGTGTACTGGAAGCCGCCGAACAGATAGCTCACTCCGTCATGGGTTCGGGTCTGCCCAATGTGGAACTGCTGGAACGCATAGCCCGTTGGCGCACCATCACGGGTGACGAACTGGCAATAGACACCCTCGGCAATGTCGTGCTCCATCAGATCCCCACCCCTCTGCGGGCGGCTGGGCTGCCCTGCAGTGACCGGCGCTCCCGTGCGGTTGAGCGGTTGGCGGCGGCGGCGGCGATGCCCTGGGCTTGCTCCAGGGTGATGTACTCAACGTTGTTGATCTTGCTTACCTCCAGCTGCACCCGCGTCGTGCCGCCACCGCCGGCGGCAACAGCAGCAGCAGCCGTGGCGACGGAGCCCTGTTTGGCCGCCTCGACCATTCGGGTCAGCACGGCATCGGTGCGCTCAAAGCGGCTGGTAGAGCTGCTGCTGCTGGAGCCAGGCATCACCCCGCCAGCGGCGCCGATCACGCCAGGGTCGCCCATTGCTCCATCGGTACCACCGGCAGGGATGCCGGGGATGGCGGGGTAGGCGGCAGCAACGCCCAGCTTTCCATCGCGCCCGCGCCGCAAAGGCATGATCGCCTCGGGGCCGGCCTCGCCCATGATCCCGGTGCGGAAGGCGCCACCGCTGGCGAACTTGAACATCGTGGGGCTGTTCACCATGTCGCCGCCGAAGACGTTGCCCTTGGCGTTGAGCAGCGGCATGCCCAGTGCTTGGCCAAAGTCAACACCGCCACCGCCAAAGAAGCCAGCGCCTGGCATCTCGAACGTCTTGGCCACCCCGCCGCCGATGCCGCCGATCGCGCTCATGATCGTCTTCAGCACCAGCTGACGCATGATCATTGCGCCCGTTTCTTTCAAGACGGACACAGCGAACTCACGGAACTGGACGGTGCCGGTGGTGGCCAACTCGCCCAGCGCATTGCTCAATCCGCCGATGGTGTCGGTGGTCAGCTGCCCCACGGCATCGCGCATGTTGCCGATGCTGTCGACGTAGGACTGGATGCCCTGCTGAAAGCCGGTGGCGATGCTGTCGCGGCTGCTGAGCTCCTGCATGTAGCTGAGCGATTCCTGTAGGGCCTGGGCACGCTCGCGTTCGGCGTCAATGGCCAGGGTGGCCCGCTCTTGCTCAGTTTTGAGCTGGTCTTCTGTGAGCTGCTTGAGCTCTTTCTTGTATGCAACCTCAGCAGCCCCAATGGCTTTTTGCTGGCTGGTGATCAATGCCCGGCGCTCCTCATCGCTAAGGGCAGCCCGCAGTAAATCGGCGTATTCGCCCATCCGCCTTGCCCGCTGCTGGTCATATTCGGCGCTCAACTTGCCGAGGGGCGTGGTCGCCTCTGTCACCCGTAGCGCCGCTTCGTTACTGGTCAGCAGATCGCGTGCAGAGGAAAGTTGCCTGGCGATCTGCTCCTTTCGCCGCTTATCCTCTTCGTCCTTGCGCTTGGCGTCTTCCTTGGCCTTCTTGGCAATCTCCGCGGCCTTGTCCTCCCCCTGGGCTCGCAGGCCCGCCAGGTCATCGGCATAGGCGGCCTCTTTCCCGATCCCCTTGCCGACGAAGCCGGCGCCGCCGAGCACCTTGCGTACCAGCGCAGAAAGGCCAGCCTCCTGCCCGACCGGAACCTGCCCGCCGGGGACATCAAAGGCCTGGCCGGAATAGTGATAGCTGCCCTTGGCGTGGCGCCCGTCGTTGACCGAGCCGATTTTGATGCCAGCGCCCTGGAGCGCTTTCATCGCCGAGTTGCGCTGCGCGGTGCTGCCGAACGCCAGATGGTCGTGATAGTTGCTGCCGCCGTGGTCAGCCCGGTAACCCGCCGAGCCTCGATCGCCAGTGAGGTACTCGATGATCCGGCCGGCGGGGGCTTTGCCACCACCAGCACCACCGCCACCACCGCCAACAACCCCATTCACCAGGCCCGTGATCGCCGTGTTCTCCGGCAGTCGCGGAGCCCTCATCCGCGGCTTCGGTGGCGCGGTGCCGGGGCGGGGGATGCCCTCCGGCCAAGGCATATCGTTCCAATTGCCACCGCGCTTCCCGCTTGATTCTGACAGCGCCTTGATCTGCGCCGGCGTGTACTGCCCAGCAACTGGGCCCCCGTCTTGAGCCTGAACGAGTGAACCGAGCCTGGCCCAGTCGGTGGACCTGAGCGCGTCAAGGATGCCGGTTAGGCCTTCCAATACTCCGGTCAACGCCGGCACGACCAAGCCCCCAGCCGTTGCCGAGAAGTCCTTCCAAGCGTTGTCGAACTGCTTGACCGGATCAACAGCTAATCTTGCAGCCTTGGCAGACTGGCCCGTGAGTGTCTCCATATTGGCAAGAGACTTGTTATAGGCTTTCAACCCATCATTGGTCAGCGATGCAACCGCCTTGAAGCCGTCAATATCGGAGAACAGAACGCCAAGGGCCGTGGTGTTGCCCTTGGTCTTGTCAGTCACATCCTGCAAGAAGCCGCCCAGCCCCTTTGCCTGCAACGCAGCGGCGCTGAACTCCAGGCCCAAAGCCGCCGCGACCGCCTTCGCCTCTTCCGTTGGCTTGATGATGCTTTTGACGGTCTGGTTAAGACCGCTCATCGTCGATTCGACTGGTGCGCCCTTTGCGGTCAGCGCACTGATCGCCGCGTTCATCTCCTCAACGGACAGGCCAGCCACGGCGAACGTCGGCGCCAAGCGGCCGACACTTTGGGCATACTGATCCACAACGATCTTGCCGTCGTTCTGGGTCTGAACCATCTGGTCCACCACCCGCGTCACCTTGTCGGCGCCCAGTCCGAAGCTGTTCATGATTGACGTTGCAGCGTCGGCAACTGTCTTGATGTCAGAGAAGCCGCCGGTGGCGCCGTAGGTCGAGGCCTTCAGGATCGCCAGCACGTCAGCGGTCTTGCTGAATCCCGAGCTGAGGATTTCGTAGGCGGCAGCGCCGGCCTCTGCGCTGTTTGACAGATACCCCTGATCCGTCGTCAACTGCCGGATTCTCTCCATCAAGACGTCTGCGTCATCGCTGAGCGTCCTGATCCGCCTAGAACTGGCGGCTTCGTCAAGTGCGTTGGTAGTCCCGGTGGCAAGCAGCGCACCACCCGCCATCACGCCGCCGGCCAGTGCCATCCCGGCGACCGTGCCCCCAGCAGCCATGGACCCTGCGGCAGCGCCCAGTGATGCCTGCAGGCCGCCGCCCATGAGCATGGAACCGCCAGCACTGGCAGCAGCACCCCTGAGCGACAGGCTGCTGCCAGCGGCTTTGGCGGTTCCATCGAGGCCGCGCAGCTTGGCCTCTAGCCGCTGGATCTCTGACCCGTAGCGAGCGAACTCCCTGGTGCCAATCTTCGCCTGCTCCTGCAACCCACGAAATGCCGTGATGCCGCCCCTGATCCCGGCGATCGTGCTGTCATTAGCGCGGGCGAACTGGAACGTCGCCGAGCGCAATGTATTCATCTCCCGCGCCGTGGTCTGACCGCCCTTCGCCAGATCCTGCAGGCTGCGCTGCACCTTTGTGATATTCGCGCCGCCCTTCACCTCAGCCGAGAGGCGAATCGCGGTCTCCAAGGCCATGCGGCTCATTCGTTACCTGCCCGTTTCTCCTGGATACAGGCTATTGAGGAACCACCTCTCCATCAGCCGCAGATCATCCAGCATCCACACGCGATCCGGTCGCCGGACGCCTTCATCATTTGACCAGTGCAGGAACAGGCCGTAATCCATGCCGGTCGGTCCGCTCATTCCTACTCGCCATTGCGTCTGCATCCGCAGGAACCAGTTCAGCACCTCCACGTTCTCCGGCAAGATCCCGAACGACTCCAGATCATCCTCCGGTTCTTCCACTGCCAGGCCAAATATCGCCGCAGCGTCCGCGGCGTCCTTGCCATCATCCTTTGGTGTGGCCTTCGCGGCAGCAGCAATGAACTGCGCCGCGTCAATCAGTTTTTTGCGCGGAATCCTCCAGCCTTCGCTGCACCCTTCTCGCTGGGTTTGCCGAGGCTGTCGAGCCAGCTGCCGAACACTGCAGCCGCCGCGCCCTGGATCCGATACAGGCGCGCCTTGGCGGCTTCCGTGAACTCAATCGGCTCACCATCTGGGTCCACCACCTCAGTGCCCCAGCCGCACAGCACAGCATCAGCCAGGTCCTCGTAGCTGCACGGCAGTGGCTCATTCACCGCGGCGTCATCGTCCTTGCCGTAGCCCTGCAGTACCTCCAACCGGCGGCGGAATGCCACCAGCATCAGGTTGTGCTGATCCTGCAGCTCCTGGCAGTCGTCCTGATCCAGCACCCGGAAGTGTCCGGTGAAGGTGTACGCCTTCTTTGTTCCACCCTTGGCTGGAAGATCAACGCTGACAGGCCACTCGATGTGGTCCGGCTGGAAGAGGTGAAACATCAGAAGAAAATCAGGCGGGTTTCGTCGTTGCCGGTCGCAGCTTTCGGAAGCGCAATGAATGGCACTTGCAGCATGTCGATGCCGTCAGAATCGCTGAATGACAGGTCGCCACTGATCTGCACCTTGGGGCAGAAGAACACCGAGCTCTGCGTGGCCACCGTGCCTTGCTGCACCACGAACGGACCATCACTGGCGCCGGTGTTATCGGCTGCAGCGGTGAAGAAATCCTTCGTGGCCACCCTCGGATTCTCGATCGTGATCGTGCCGCTTGGGTTGGGCCGATCGGTGATGCGAGAGGTTGGATCACAGCCGATCAGGCTGCGGAACGTGGTCGACAGGCCCCAGTCAAACGTGAACCCCTCGGAGCAGGGATTGAAGCCCTGGAACCGCAACGCCCGGGTGTGCTTCGGTGTCACCGGCACCGCCTCGGCCTGGTTGCTATAGACGAACGACTCCGATGCCTTGGCAGTCGGGGTGACATAGCGGCCCACTCCGGTGATCGTGAAGGTGCCGTAATTGTTCAGCGGCCCGTTGAGCGCTGGGCTTCCTCTGAAACCCTCAATACGGTGGACGTTCTGATCCTTCACCGCCACCAGGGTGCAGCTGGAGCCGGTGCCGAACGTGCTGATCGGCTGATACAGGCTCAGGGCCGGGATCTTGTAGACGCTGGTGGCGTCAGTGACGAACGTGGCAGTGCTGGCGGCCACCGTCACCACCCGGGTGGCGCCGTCATGCGCCGTGATCACACCCTTGCTGCCGGCGCCGAGACCAGCGGTGATCTCGATCGGGAAGCCCAGGTAGGCGTCACTAGCAGGGTTGCTGCCGATACTCGCCAGGGTGAGCGTGTTGGTGCCACCGGCGGTGGGTGTGCCGGTGATCTCGGCGACAGCCGCCAGGTTCATGCCAGCCGCCAGCAGCAGCGGCGAGAATCGTGGCGCCGTGGCTGCCACTCCGCTGCCACCCCACTCGAACGTGATGGTGACGGCGACGTGCTCATTCGTCAAAGGCTGCCGATCTGCGCCGAGAAACCCTTTGATCAGGTTGCGCTGGACCCGGGTGCCGGTGATCGGGTTGACCTCCAGCGACACGATTTTGACTGCATCGGTACTGGCTATCGCGGAGCCGAGCACGTTGTAGTCGGTCTCGGCCTTCGCCAGCAGGAAGCTGTTACGGATCAGAAGTGCGGTCATGACTGGACCTTCGGCGTGGTTTTCGGTGCGGGCTCAGTCGGCTCCGGTGCGGGCTTGGCCTTCGCTGCATCAGCGGCAGGCACCATCTCGCCAGACGGGAGCATCACAAACTCCCCGCTCAGGCCGTGATGTTCGTAGTGCTCGGCCATGGGCTGGGTGTGAATCCTCTGCCTCAGGCTATGGAGTGGCGTTGATCGCATCATCGCGGGTGCGATACCGGATCAGGAACTTGTGCCCGATCCAGCCGGCGGTGGCGTCCGCTTGTTCGTACTCCGGCCGCCAGCCGTCTGGCTGCACGTCGTGAGCCAGGCCGCCGAGGGTGCGATCGGCCATCATGCGGGCATGAACGTCGACACCGATCGGGTCGGCCAACTGATCGGGCACATCGCCGCGCACGTAGATCTCGATCAGCACCGGCAGCGCCTGATCCAGCCGGCCGAGACTGGCGCCGATGGTGCGGGGTGCGTTGGCGGGGTTGTCCTCGCCAGGGCTCACCGTGATGGCTGGCGCTTCGCTGCGGCTGTACGCCTGTGCTCTAGAGCGATAGATTCTGCTGCCGACCTGCACAGTGCCAGGCAGCACGGTGGTGGCGATGTAGGACAGGATCTGCTCGCGGATGCTTGGGGCGGGCACGGTTATTTCCTCGGGAAACACATGGCGTTGACGCTGCTAAACCAGGCGTGCGCGTTGTTGACGGCGCCGAGTGTCGGGAGCAGCAGTCCCAGGGCGATGGCGGCGGCGAAGCGGCTGGTGCGTTTGCGGGAGTCCTCCTTGCCCTCCAGGTTGATCACTCGGCGATCGATCAGCTTCATCTCGGCGTTGGTCGCCATCTGCGCCTCGGTTGATGCCTTGATGTCACCGCGAATATCGATCAGCGCACCTTCGATCCGTCCCAGCAGGCGGGCGATCTCTGCCGCACCGGTAAATGGAGTCCTGCCTATTGACAGGTCGTCGTCTTCCATCGTGGGGTTTTCGGTAGCACCTCACTCAGTCTGGGAACCGCCGGCTAAAGCAGCGACGAACTCAGCCGGCAGATGGTGCTGCGCTGCCAGGGCCGCGATGCCGCTGAGCAACTCCGGCTGGATTGCACCTGTAGCCATCAGGCGCCCCCATAGGCCCGCGAATAGGCGGGGGTCGCCCTTCCCCGCTTCGCTAAGGCCGATGCTCAGGCCGTTTGCTACGGGGCCAGGGATGGCAGCGTAGAGCGCAGTGACGCCTGGGTGCATCGCCAGCTCGATGCCGAACTCCATCCATTCGGGCTGTGGGGCGTTAGCAGCGTCATAGGCGGCGATCTCTTCGTCAGTGGCAGGACGGACTGTCCACTGCTGCCGGTAGATACCCTCGGCATCAGGTTCTGGGGCGGCCTCCTCCATGCGCGTGGTGCGCGTGTCGTAGCTGGGTTGGGGCGTGAGCTGGACGTTGGCGTAGCCGAATGGCGCCAAATCCTCGTCGGTGGGGTTGGCGGGGAATGACACGTTGGGGTTGGCCTGGCGAACCTGCCAGAGGCTGCAGGGGTAATCGCTGGTGGTGAGGTTGAGGAGGGTCATGGGTGGGTATTAGGTTGAAGTGGCTTTGTAAATGTCGCCGTTATTGACACAAGCATAAATATCGCCGCCGAGCGTGGTCATGCCAATCCAGTCCCGCGCTGTTTGCCCTAAAGCGACAAAGCTGCCTGTTCCGCCGGTCTGTTTGTAAATGTCGCCGCCAACAACAGCAGCGTAAACATCGCTG